TCATGTAAAGATTTAAATGTAATATTTTTTACATTAGGAGTTACATAATTACTAAGATCAAGATCATGAGTATAACATGTGAGATTAATCTTAGGTTCCCATTTATCAATGACAGATTCTAGAAACTTATATGAAGTATCAACAAATAAACTTTCATTGAAAGATGTTACAAAATTAATGTTGGTCATTATTATTATTATTCCTTATAAAAAATATTTATGTACTTCATCTTTAAGCACACCAATTGTTTGCATATATACAGCATCATTGTTCCACTCTGCTGCATACTTACCATCCATTTCACGTTTACATTTCCAATTATAAAACCAAGGACCACCTGTTGTAAAATGAACATTCTTTGCTTCTAGTTTTTCAGGAGAATGTCCATCAAGCCAATTCCATTCTTCATGAATACTTCCAATATCTGCTGGCTTATCAGGCAACCATCCAAACTTGTGAAGGTATTGACCTGTTTGAGTGTTTACTACATTCGGAGTAAGCATTTGATTTTGAGGATGCTCACAGTTGAACAACATGAGGCTTGACCAGTTTTTTCTGTAATATAATTCCTGTTTCTGATTGTCCATCTTCGTATCATCTTCAGGCGTGTACTCATGCTTAACACAATATAGAGCATGGAAAGGATCATTATACTCCTCAAACAATTCACAAATATCACTCCTTGGATACATGTCACAGTCCATATACAAAGCCCATCCCTTATACATACTTAAAGCAGGAACTAGAAAACGTGTAAAAGAGAAGTCAGAAGAGAATGGTTTACCATCGATCTTGTCAATCTTTTGTCCATTCTCTTCTGTATATTCTCTATTATACAGACCTATCTTTTCTAGTATACTTTTTTTAAGTGGATATATATTCAAAGGATTTTTTGCAATACGCTCCAGGTTCCATTTAAGAACCTCGTATGCTACCTCTTCTTTAGGATCAAATCCTATATAGATGTTATAGGTCTGTGACATATTTACTCCTCTATGTTAAAGGTCTGAGGTTTTTTCTCTTCAGGCAATACAATATTAATTTTAATATCTAGCACACCATTTTTAAATGATACCTTATTTACAACAGCATATTCATTTAGTGAGAATAGTCTTTCAAATTTTCTAGAGGCGATACCTTTTATAAGATATTTATCTGCATTCTCATCTGATTCAATGTCACCTTTAACAGTTAAAATATTTTCATTTAAACTTACGGAAATATCTTTACTGCTAAAACCTGCTAGGGCAATAACAATTTGATAGGATGACTCACTATTTCTAATAATATTATAAGGAGGATAAGCTGGTTTCTTATCTACATTAAGATAATAGTTATCTATGTTAGATAGTAATTTATCAAACCCAATTGATTGTTCAAAAAAATTATTCCATACATGAGAAGGAAAGTTAGGATATACTCTAGTCATATTGTTCTCCTTTATCAGCAAGAATGTAGAGAACCAAAAGCATTCTCTACTATATTACGAATTATACCATATCTTATATGTAAAGTCAACTAAATTCTATATCACCTCCTAATTCTTTTACTGACTTTACTAAATGTGAATGATCCATAAGTAAATTTATAAGTGCCTGTCTAGGAACTTTTACTTCTTTAGCATTCTTTCTAGCTTTGTCTGCTGCTTGGTGTAGCAGATCAAATTCTTCATCATTAGTATATAGTTTCATGATGTCATTAAAGCTGGCCAGGAGGAAGGAAAACATTTTGCACATTGTATCTCAAGCATAGAAGATATCTCTTGAGTTTCTTTTTGTGCATCTGTTTTACTTCTTAACGAACAGACTCTAGCAAAAGAAACTAAACTACCTGTCCAGTACCACTCAGTAAACATACTCTGTGGCAGAACCATACGTGCCATCTCAGGTGCTACACCTTTTCTTAGCAACTGCTGGTATGTCCAACTGCATGTCTGCATAGCTTGTTTATAATCATCTACCATAGCAGGACCAGAGCCGTGAGATGGATTAATATCTATCTTATCCTCTGAACTACCTTGCTTCTTATCATCTGCTTTACCTCTCCAATGTTGTGGGTAGTAAAACTCTGGTTCATAATCAACATATCTCCTACTAATCTCATTCCATACTAAACCCACCTGATGTTTACCAAGCTGTCTAGCTACAAAGATAGGAGCCTTGATCCTAAACTGAAGAGAAGTATGAGCGAAAGGAGTCCAATGTTTATGTTTAGCAAGATAAGTAATTAATCTCTCATCTGTCTCTCTAAGAAGATCACGTACAGGTCCAGCCTCTGGTATTGATTCCCAAGATGATTCTTTGTTAAAAGAAACTCTAGCTGCATTTACAACTGTAAGATCAGAACCCATATGATCAATGAGTGTAACTTCCATATTATTCATGTTCTCCACCTGGGTCTCCATCTTGATAAGTTATTTTTTTACCATTGTACCACTGATGTCTACTTCTAGATGGTGTGTGATATTTTTTAATAAAGTCAAAACTTGTAGGACTTCTTCTTGCTGCTTCAAAAGTACTGACTGTTATAACAACAGCAGCTATTAAAACAGTATGGGCAACAAGTGTATAACCAAAGAAAAGTAAATCACCTATCATTATAGAAAATGTAATGCACCACATCCATGCAAGTGTCTGTAGTACAAGATGTCTTACTTGCATATCAGTTATATTTTTTAATGGATTAACATTAGCATTCATAATACCATTCCAAGAATCAAATACAAATTGTCTCATTTCAACATCTCCGTTGCTTTAGCATCAAAGCTATCTGTAAATCCAGAGTCAGGAAATTCTTCTACAGGTTTATCCAAAGTATCGCCCATATAATGTAGCAATAAATCAATAGCTTCATGTATATTGGAATCACCTTTAGGTACAGTATCTTTATATTGTCGTAAGTAAAAAGAAGTTAATGTAGTTGCCATACTATGCTCCTATATCTACTACCTCGCATACGCCGCCAGTACAGGCTAACTCTTGTGATCCACTAGTTGTATCTCCTCGTTCATATTCCTGAAGTTCATACCAGTCAATAGCGGGAGGCATCTCACTAGATAACTTGTTATAATCTTCAGCATTAATATCTTGATAAGGTGCTTGCTTATAAGTGTGGTCTGAGAAAGGTAGAAAAGAAATACCTGATAGAGAATCAAAATGGTTCCAACACCAAGAACCTACCTCAAACCATTCATGTTCTTTAACAGAGATAGTAACTGAAGGTTTATGTTCACAGTAGTTATCGGCTATCTTTAACCATAGTTCAAGTTGTTCAATAGCTCCCATATCATAACGACACACAGCATTGTCTGGACTCTTCATAGGAAAAGAGAATACTGTTACGCTATCAGGTGCTGTAAAGTCTGGCTCTGCTGGTATACCTTTATCTTTAAGGAACATTGTAAGAGGGTCTTTGTTATCTCCTCTAACAGTTCTAACATAATAGGGATTGTGTCTAGCATGTATACCAGATGCAGCATCAACAAGTTGTGATACAGTACCTGAAGGTTTAACACAAGTAACAGCAGTGCTTTGATTAATACCTAACTTTTCTGCTAGTTTCTTGTTGGTTTTAATAGCTACATTTCTTAGTTCTTGTAGCGTCTCTGGCTTGGCATTGTATATAGCAGAACAATCCATGATACCTGTAAGTGATACGCCTAGCAGACGTTCTTCTTCTGTAGTATCTTTCCATCGTTTACGTAGATAACCAAAGTTTGTTAAAGTAGATTGGAATGTACCTAGAATAGTGGCAATCCTAATCTTTTCTTTTAGTGTAGAAATAGTATCATCTGCTCTACAAATAACTTCTGATAGATTACAAAACTGATAGGGACGTAGAATAATTTCACAGCAGGGATTGGTGCCAAAGTCAATAGACCCATCACGCCTACCATTAGATGCTGCTTTCTCTTGTGCAGAGACACGGTTGAAGATGCCACGCTCTCCGCTCTTGCTCTCGTACAGTGACAACCATTCTTTCATAAAGATACCCATGTCAGGTTTCTCTGTATAGCAAACAGAGTTATTAGATAGTGCGCGTTGCTGATTATCTACCCACCAATCACCACTCTTTGCCATACGCATACGCTCATCAGTTAGATTAGAAAGTGAAATCAAAGCAGACCTTCTAACACCACCAACAACTACTACCTGACCAATCTTACACATGATATCATGACACTCAACTGAATTTAATTTTCTACCCTGTGCTTTCTTAAATGTTTGAATAGTAAAATCAAACAGTTCTTCTAGAGGAGCAGGACCAGAGGCTCGACCACCAAATATTTTAAGACGTTCTCCAGCAGGACGAATTTTACTAGTATCAATTTTAGGTATACGATTAGTATACAAAAGAGAGATTAAATCACGTAGCCCTCTAGCCCATCCCTCTTTAGAGTCAGCAACAGAAATAACATCATCTGTCTCTTCAAAAGCTACATCAGGAATTGTAGGAAGTTTAGCAATGTACTGACGCTCAACAGAAAAGCCAACACCTGTACCATTCATAAGAATATACAGACACTCATCAAAAGAACGAGGTGAATCAATAGGAAGATAAGAACAATTATAACCAGCAACATTCTCACGGGCTAGAGCAGGACCAGCAGTCATTAAAGCTCGCATAGAACCAAGCACTTCAAGATTAAGCATAGAATTTCTAATCTCAGTTAATTCTTCACCAAACAAATCATAAGTATAGTCATGACGTAGATGATTTACCATGAAAGAAAGATATCGATCTATTGTTTCTTCCCAGGTTTCTCTGCGTTGCTCTTCTTCTAACCACCTAGAATAACGAGACATGTGAATAAATGATTGGTAATTAGTTGGTAAAGTAATTTGGTTCATGTTGTTCTCCTCTATATCTTCTCAATTAATTTTTTAAGATACCATTCTGCTTTTTGCAAATCTTCTTTTGGTTTATTTTTATGTTTATATCTCATAATATATTTAAGCATGTTACCCTTTAAGTAACCCATAAACTCTTCTTCAGTCATAGACATTTCTAGAATATCTATTGCTTCTACACCCTGCATACGATAATGCTTGGGACTATTAACCATATCATGTTTCGTAGAAGAACGAGTTGATTTGTTTTCTGGCATAACTAGTATCCTCTTCATTAAATATTTTGTCAGCAATTGTCCGCATAACAACAGGATTAACTCCTGCTACATCACATATATATTCAAAGTTTTCACAAGTCACGCCTGAACAAGCATAAAACCAAGCTTTAGCAGCACTTCTATCTACTTTAATACGGGTAGGTTCATTGGTTGATACTGGTTTAGTAGCATCTAACAATGCTCGAAAGATAACACCCATAAATAAAGAATGATACTCACTATTTTGAGTATCATTAAAAATAGATTCGTTTGTTATTGAAGTTAAATTGTTAATGATGTGTCTATAGTTCTGGTTCATAGCTCTCCACTGGTCTGTACCATTTTCCTCCTACATAGTTGTTATAAAATGCTGGTTCATCTGTACCTTCAAGAACAGAAGCAAGGACATTATATTTCATTTGATAATAACATTCATAATATCGCAAGCTTCTTTTATTTTTATATTCAGCTAACATCTCAAACTTAAAATTTCTTTTGCCTAGTTTTTTAATATCTTCTGTCAAAGATTTAGAAGAACCCATATAAACTTTCCAATTAGATTGTCTAGACTTCTTACCTTTTTTATAGTGCCAATATTGTTTACATCCTATATAAGCTTTACCTGTTTTCTTATTTGTAATGATGTATACAAAACCAAATTTATTTTCAATGTCAGGTTTACCCATATACTTCCAATGCATTACCAATCTACAATCTCTTCTACGTTAGGCATCTTAGAAACTTGCGTAAGATATCGAGGGTTTGTTGCATAATCAAACACACGTAGTCCTTGACCACCATTAGCATCCTTCCAACAATCACGCTTATAATCACAATAGATGCAACCAACATCCAGCTTACGGTTACCAGACTTACCATCAGGAACATCAGAATAACATTTAGCTGGTGGATTACTTTGATTAACCATATCTTTAATATACTTAACTCTATCAGATGCATTAATCATTTCCATTGAATGAACTTTAGATAAACATATCTCACCTGTTTGTTTATTAATAGCCAGGAAAGCAGCTTCAGTTAATCCATTAGCTTCAGCATAAGAAGATATCTGTGCAATATAACCAAAGGGATCATCAGAAGATACGTAATTATTTTTAAATTTATCAAAGCCTCTACCTGATGAGGATTTACAATCAACCAATACATTATCTATAACAGCATCTTGATGTCCTAATACACCTTCAATAGATACTTCTTTCTGCTCATCTTTAACTTCATGTCCTGCCAAGGATGATAAGGTAAGTAGTAGTTCCTCTAGAATATAACCATATAAAAATTTAATTTTATCTTTACCTTGAAGTTCTATATTCTCTTTAACTTTTGAATAAGGAGATGCACTATACCACTGCTGCCTTTCAGGTTTACCAATAGCAGATAGTCGAAGAGTATCTCTTCTACGTTCTTCTTCATAAATAAATTTTTTTAAATGTACCTTTAGCGCATTACCAAACTTATCAATAATATTATCTACTTCATCATCTGACATATCAGGTACAGACGACTCAAATAGAGAATAAATATCAGCGACTAATGTATCAATTGTTTTCATAAAAATAGGGGGAACCCTAGTTACCCAGAGTTCCCCCTCCCTAGTTAAGACGAAAGAGGAATAATGTCCTCGTCCATCGAGGAGAAGCCTTCATCTACTACATCAAACGCATCTGATGCAGAGCCACCATAAGGAACCAAGTCTAGAACTTGTACTGCCTCAAGCGAAGCAGAGCGTCCCTTACGCTTCTGATACGTCCAATCATATGGACGATACAGAACATTTACAATCGAACCATTACCTACCAGCGTATTCAAGATAGGTTTCTTCTGTGCATCCATAACATCAGGAGCAGAGTTAGCTTGTCCAGTTCGACGGTTTTTAACCTGACGCTTCAAGGTAATGTAATCACCTCGTTCGTCATCTTTATTTTTGATACGATCTTCAAGGCCATCTGCAACCAAGTTAGCAATGGTAGATTCAGAAAGATTACCTACATCAATCTTCCATTCACCATCCTCATTGAAGGTAGTGTTTGGTGTGGTTACAGAAGCCCAATAAGCCGTGCCATTAATTACACCCATAGTGTTTTCTCCTTACTAGTTAGCAGATATCTCTGCATGATTTCAAACGAATTATACATGATACAAAGCAATGTGTCAACTACTATTTTATTAATACAATGTTACCCTCCAGTTTATTTATATCATCCATACAAACCCTTGAAATTAAATCCTTTCTTCCTTTACGTTGATATGCTGCGTACTCAGCCATATGAGTAGATGGTACAATATTTTCTAAGTCAATCTTATCTTCACAAAACTCTATCAGTTTGTACCTATTGACTAATAGAAAATCAAACTCTCTTTCAAAAGCTATGTAATCTGCTTTGCCGTACAACCATCCAGGTTTACCTCTAACATTTTTAAATTCAATCCAAGTCCATTCATCATTAACTTTTGAATCTCCTCTACTAATTTTCTTTCTAGCTTTAACGTCTACACTAAAATTAAAATGATAACAACTAATAAAGAAATCAATATGTTGATTTATATTCTGATTTCTATTAGCTTTATATACTTTGAAATGTTCTTTCTTTGCTACCCTTTCAAAAACACTTTCTGCTCTTTCTCCTATTTTAAAACTATCGCTCTTTCTTAGTGCGTTTGTAGCCATGTCGTTCCTACCTTATGTTCACTATCCAGAGGACAGTTTAAGTTTAAAGTTTTTGTAGTCTTAGTCATAGCATACTTAGTAATCTCTGTAAATCTTTTAATATCCTGGTTCGCTACTTCAAACTGATACTCGTCATGAATACTCCCTACTAGTTTAACGTCAAGACCTTGAGCATATACGTTAGACATCATATGCACAAGCCATTGTTTACACACAACTGCACCCGCTCCTTGAATTAAAGTATTCAAAGCAGAGAATGCATTACGTATGTGTAAAAGTCTACCATCTAATCCTTTAATCAAACCAGACTCTGCTGCTTCTGTTACCTGATTACGTAGGTTGCGTAAACGTGGCATGTTTTTCAAGAACCTATTGGTAAGTTCTTGCCCCTCTTTCGCAGAACCACCTACCACTGCACCAATCTTTGCTGGTCCTGCTCCATACATTAAAGCATAAATAAATGTCTTGGCTTGAGATCGATCTTGCAAGCCAGCCATCTTCATGTTAGCTGTATGTACATCACCATTAACAACCTCATCAATAAAAGATTGATCTTTCATGTAAGAGGCTAAGATACGTAGTTCAAGTCCTGAAGCATCAGTACCTACTAACTTATGAGTGTGGGGATTACTAACGGTCCAAAGCTCACGACACTCAGCACCATAGGGAGAGTAAGAAGCTGGCACTTGTGCCATATTAGGATTATTATGTGCCATTCTCCCTGTGATTGTTTTGAGAGTCATTACTTTTCCATGAACTCTGCCTTCATCCCCACACTTCTCTATCCAAGATCGAATCTGGGCTATACGCTTCTGTAATAAAAGATAGCGACTGAACATTCTAGCCTCGTCCATGTCAATCTTAGATAAAACTTCATCATTAACTATGACGTTACCCTTCTCAGTATACAATTTAGGTTCCCATCCACGATCCTGTAACACGGTAGCTATCTGTTGACGAGAACCAATATTGAAAGGTATATACTTTGTCTTTGTTTTTAACTCTACTTTTGTAGGTGGAACCATCTCTTGTGCAGTATCACTTAACTCATTTGCTTCATCTTCAAGGGTAGCCAATAGTGTTTGACCTTTCTGCATGTTGAAAGCAAAACCGTTACGTTCCTGCTGATCAATGATTGCACGTACTTTATATTCTAATTGTTTAGATTGAGTAGAAAATCTTTTACCTTCTTCTGTTAATACATTATATAATTTATAAGTGATGTTCGTATCTTGTTTACAATACTCAAGCATCTCAGGAGAATAGTAATCAAAACTATCTACATCACCTTTAGGCATCTTTAACTTATCGCCCCATGCTTTAAGAGAATGTCCCTCCTCTCGTACTGGATTATATAACTGTGACATGATAAGAGTATCTTCAATCTTATTCAATGGTATACTCATATTAAGTAACTTGTTTAACCAGTACCCATCAAAGTTAATTCCATTGTGCATGATTAGCTTATCATACTTACTAGCCCATACAGGAAACTCTTTGCATTCATCTTCTGCCCAGGTATAAACCTCCTTTGTTGCTGTATCTTTAGCTACAATGCAGTGTAATTTAGTAGCATCTAAACCATCAGTTTCAATATCTACTACACAGTCAGGCATTAAAAAGGTATCTCCTCATCTACTTCTACACCCGCATCAAATGGGTTATCTATTTGTGCCATGCGACCTGTCTCTTTATCATAATGAAGATACGTAGCAATACCAGTATCACCTGTGTACCTGTTCTTCAAGATACGAATAACAGTTGTATTAGCTTCAACCTCATCAGTTGCTTGTTGATTTCTTTCCAGACCAATAACACTATCACTCAGATGTGCAATACTAGCACTTCCACGCAGATGTGACAAGGTAATTTCTTTACCATTCTCATGTCCTACATCACCTGATGGTCTACGAAGATGAGATACGAGTAACAAGCCACAACCTGTTTCTTCTACTAGACTACGTAACTTAGTCATCAAGATATCAATAGACTTACGCTCATCACCAAAGTCTTCTTGACCAGATACTAAGATTGATAGGTGATCAAGCACAATCCACTTACACTCAAGAGCTTTAGCCATAAATCTAACACGATTTAGTATCTCATCATTACCTATGGAACCAAAGTGATCAAAGGCAAAGAACCTACCAGTGCCAATTGTATCCTCTTGAAACTTTAACAAGTCCTTACGATCAAACTGATCCCTGATCTCCTTGATGTACAATCGAGCATTAGCTTCAACAGACATGATGTTGAATGCTGTAGTGCGAATGCTTTCTTCCATAGCAAGAACACCAATATTATCTTCTGTGTTCTTCAATAGATGATGCATAAGCTCTCTGATAATACTAGACTTACCCATGCCAGCACCACTAGTAAATGTTACTAGTTCTCCTGTCCGCATACCATAAGTCTTCTCATTAAGACCTGACCAAGGATAGAGGCAAGTCTCAAAGTGAGCTTCATCATACAGAGAATCTTTTAAACTACTAAGATTAATGATACCTGCTGGCGTAAAAGGTTCAGCATTCCACCACTCTTCTGTAAACTTCTTACGCTTATTCATCTTTATGTATTCATTAGCATCCTTGTATTCAAGGCTAATGATACGGCATTTGTTAGGTTCAAATAGTTGAGCTACCTTTTGCGCTGCTTCTCGTCCAGGTTTATCAGAGTCAAAGCATAGAACAATATTATCAAAGCTATTTAGATATTCAAAGGATTGCTTGCAATCTTTCAAGGCCGACTGCGCTCCAGATTTAATTGATACAGCGGGCCACTTAGAACCAAGCAACTCATAAGCAGACATAGCATCAAGCTCGCCTTCACAGACAGTGATATACTTTCCACCACCTTTACCAAATAAGTTTTGACCAAACAGACCTGCGCTTTGCATGTCACCTTCAGACCAGAACTTTTTGCCTTCTACTTGTTTAACCTTATTACCTACAAAGTCTCCTTGTGAATTGAAGTACTGATAGATGTGATGTGTAACCGTACCACCTTTAGTTTTAACATACGTATTGTATGTCTTACATGTAGCTACGCTGATCTTACGATCATCAATACCTTTAAGTTCTCCAACTGAAAAACCATCTCGTTTATTTTGCATTGGCACGACCACTTGTTCATCCTCTCCATGAAAGTGTGTGTTACAAGAAAAGCAATGTGAGTATCCATCAGAGTGTCTTACGTTAGCATCACTTGATCCACACTCAGGACACTCTCCTCTTTCTAACCATTTACCAGACATACCTAGTTCCTAATAATAGAGTTACCAAAATAATCTGTAAGAACTTTTCTAACATAAGACTTTGAAAGTATATTTGGGTACGGATATATCCAAATAACTTTATTAGAATCATATATAGATAACATACCTCCTTTCTTACGAGCAAACTTAAAAGATACATCATAGTTTAATGCCCTAACTAAAATTATCTTATCTATAATATTATCAATCAAGGTCTTCTAAAGCCTGTTGATATAAGTTTTCTGCAAACTCTTTCTTGTCTAACATAATTTCATTTGTTTCTTCTCTAGCTAACTTCTTAGCTTCTTTAATGTCATAACCTTCTTGTTTGTACTGTCGAGTGAGAGATCGAAACACTTGTCGCTCTTCTTTCTCCCATAAATTTTTACTCATTGGTCATTCCTCGTTATCATTGTATGGTAGATCAGGAAAATAATCTTTAACAAATTCTATTATCTCTGATTGTTTATGAGGGTCATATCCATTTTCAGACATGAAAATAAATAAAGTATATACACAATCTTCCCACTCTTCATCAGAGACTTGACTTTCAAATCCATTTTTCTTTTCTTCTATCGCTTCTTTGATAGAAACAAAATCAAATACCTGGCACTGTTTAATCTCGTCGGTCATCTAATTTTAAATCCATTTGATTTTCACCTTTTGTTTCTTCAGACCATGTATTATCTGTAATATTTTTAATTCTTTGATGAGCTTTATTTAATTGTTCTTGTAAATCTTTAACATTTTTTCTTAGTATATTATTCTCTCTTAATAAGTCATCTTCATAACTCATATCATAAACTCCAGTGTATAATAAATCTTTAACTCTACCCATATCAACCTCGTTTCAAACGAATAGTATCATATTTTCAAGTACTAGTCAACATAGAAAATGTGTGTACCTATTTGTTCTAATCTTTCCAGGTGGTTAGACCAAGATGGCACTACATAACTAGCATGATAATGAGTGGCTCCCAATGTAGAAAATACCATCACTCCCTGCATAGCTAGAGAAGCAACATCATAAGCTATATCAATTGCTTCCTTATTCATACTGTACCATTCTTTTTTTCCATCACAAAAATAACTAAACGCACATCGATTTTTAATTATGTGTCCTTCCCATCTATGTCCTGCATGAACAACTTCACACACACTGTTTGGAAAATGAGCTAGATTAACTCTTTCTAAGATCACATTAGCAACTGCTAACTGTCCTATAAAAGGTTCAGACCTAGCTTCATGGTATATTGCTTCAACTAAACACTCAAAATTATCTGTTTCTTCTTCTGCATATGTAGTTGAAGATATACCTAATACAAACAGACATATAAATATTTTTACATACGCCATGCATTTATCTCCAAGCCACGTCTCTCTCTATGTACTGCTCTTAGATCATCTATTAAATTAGTTATATCATTATATGTTTCATCTTTTAAACTATTTATGTATTTATCATTTACATTTTTAGGTTCTGTATTATTATAGATTATATCTATTTTACTTTTTATCTCAGATAAAGTAGTAATTACATTTAATAAATTCATGTTAACCTCCTATGTCAGAGCATCAACGATGGCTTTTACTATAAGCACAACCACATCAATAAAATCATTAGGTGGAAACATTAGTG